CTGGCTGGTGGAGATCAAGCCCTGAAGGATGGACGCCGCGAGTACCTACTACAACGCTTTCAGGAATTGGAACAAGATTTTCCGGGATCGCGATCAATGATCATCGAACGAATTAGAGCGCTGAAATGAGACACGCAGCCAGGGTTGACAAAAATCAACAAGAGATCGTTGCAGCACTACGGGCGGCTGGCGCTTACGTCTGGATCATTGGCCTACCTGTTGACCTTTTGGTCGGCTACAAGGGCCACACGTTTCTGGTTGAGGTCAAAGATGGCCCTAGAAAGCGTTTAACGGCCCTACAAGACGATTTTTTTAAGAATTGGTCTGGTAGTACATTGGCGAGAATTGACGGCTCTGGGGCCGCTTTACGCATGATTGGAGTTTTGAAATGAGTGAGCCATTTAAAATTACGGAGCCGACCTGCATTTCCTTCAGCGGCGGCAGGACAAGCGCCTATATGCTGTGGCGAGTGCTTGAGGCTCACCAGATGAGCCTGCCACCAGAAGCGGTGGTGTGTTTTGCCAACACAGGCAAAGAAGACGAGGCGACTTTGGAGTTTGTGCGGGACTGTTCTATGAATTGGAATGTGCCGATCACTTGGCTGGAATACGCCGAAGTGGATTTCACCATCGTTACGTTTGAGACAGCCAGCCGCAACGGTGAACCATTCGAAGCACTGATTCGAAAGCGCAACTACTTGCCTAACCCGGTGACTCGGTTTTGCACTAGCGAACTGAAGATTCGACCAATTGGGCGGTATTTGCTGTCTTTGGGCATGGCTGACACCAAAATAGAAGCCGAAAACATGAGCATGATTGGCATGAGGGCTGATGAACAGCGCCGAGCGGCAAAGATTGAAGACAAATCACGCATTCCATTGGTGACGGCAGGCATCACAAAAGAGGATGTTGGCGCTTTTTGGCGCAGCCAGCCATTTGACTTGGGCCTGCCAAACAACAACGGCGTGACCATGCACGGCAACTGTGATCTTTGCTTCCTGAAGGGGGGGGCACAAGTGTTGTCATTGATTGCCGAAAAGCCAGAACGCGCTGTTTGGTGGGCAAAAATGGAGGCATTGGCATTGGCAAGCAAGCCAAGCGGCGCAGTTTTCCGTTCCGACCGTCCCAGTTACGCATCAATGTTGCAATTTAGCCAAGACCAAACCAACCTTTTTGACCCAAAAGACGAAGCGATAGCCTGCTTCTGTGGAGATTAAAATGAAAGTCACTTGCTGGGAACCCGTCCAGGCGCACAAAGAAATGATGACCGTTGTTTGGCCGATGCTGAAATCCATGCTGATGGCAGGCCACCGGATGACGATTGAGATAAAGCAGAGCAAACGCAGTGTGGAACAGAACGCAATGTTTCACAGCATGATCGACAAAATAGCCAAACAAATGGCCGCGGCCGGTAGCACCTGGACGGCAGATGATTGGAAACGGCTATTGATTGACCAGTGGGCGCACGACACAAACCGCAAGATTGGCAAGGTCTGCCCGAGTCTGGATGGCGAGAGAATCGTCCAGCTGGGACTGCAAAGCCACAAATTCACCACAAGTGAAAGCAGCGAGTTCATAGAATTCTTGCTGGCATGGTCAGCAGACAAGGGTATTGATGTTTCCTAAACACCAGTACGTGCGCGACAAAGCCTTGCTAAAACGGGTGGCGCAGCTTGATTGCCAGCACTGCGGAAGCGGTGAAATGGTGCAGGCAGCGCACAGCAACTGGGGAGGCGGTAAGGGAAGAGGTATCAAAGCAGATGACAACCTGGTGGCCGCGCTATGCTTGAAATGCCATTGGGAAATAGACCAAGGTGTTAAACTAACTAAACTCGAAAGGCAAGAAATGTGGCAGAGAGCGCATCAGCGAACCATGAGGGCATTGCAGTGATCAGAACAATTATTGTGAGGCTTTATGCGGTGCTTGGCGCATTGATCTTGCTATGCGGCATTGCAATGATGACCGACAGATTCGGGATGGGTTTGTTTATGCTGGGTCTGTTTGGTGTGCCTTGGCTCCTGCTGCTCTGGTGTTTTTGGCCATTTTTCAAGAAAATATGAAACTGGCTATAATTTCAACGTCAAGTGCTGCAACACAAGACCAAATGAGGCCATTTTCTCATGCGTTACCCCACAAGGGAACTGATGTTGCAGCATTAGAACGCAGTAGAAAGTGGCTTTTTGCGTTCCAGTACCGATTGCTGATGGCGAAACAATGAACCCTGTTACGGTTGCTATCGAGAAAAGTGATGCGCTTACTGACAAGCCAGCGCGAGAACTTGCAGGCGGTATCTCAGGAACAGAGCAGAACGGTGATGTGACGATTAGCCCAACGATACGGGCGCTCTGGAAATGGAAGCCTGACCTTATGGGTGCAGTAGTCGGAAGATGGCTGAAGTCGGGGATATCACCCGCTTGGCTTGTCCAATGGAGAATCAATGGGTAAATCAAAATACACCGACAAAGAGCAAATCTGTACCAAAGTGCTGGAAGGCATGGAAAGCGGATTAAGCGCATTCAAATCTTGTGCCGCTGCGGGTGTAAATCAAAGCACTTTTAACTTGTGGCTCAATGAAGATGCCGAACTTGCTGCAAAATATGCGCGCGCGAGAGAAGACCTGATTGAGCGCATGGCTGAAGAAGTATTGCAACTGAGCGACCAAGAAGTCCCAGAGACCGGAGACGGAAAAAAGGACTGGCAAGCCATCCAGAAACACAAATTGCAGGTTGATACGCGCAAGTGGCTGCTGTCTAAGCTGGCCCCAAGGAAATACGGCGAAAAGCTGGAAGTTTCTGGAGACCCGGCAAACCCGTTGGTTCAGCGCATCGAGCGCGTGGTGGTGAAGTCGTGAAAGTTGAGATTGGGAACGCCACCCTTTACCTTGGCGATTGCATGGATATATTGCCAACGCTGGCTAAGGTGGATGCGGTGATTACTGACCCGCCTTATGGGATTGGTATTGCAAAGAACCCTGTCCGCCAGATGCACGAAAAGATGGATTGGGACGCTGCTGTTCCTGATACATCGTTGATTGATGCCTGCATTGCTTGCGGAGATATTGCGCTGCTTTGGGGTGGAAATTACTTTGAGCTGCCGCCTTCTCAATGTTTCTTTGTATGGGACAAGATGCAGCCGCAGGAATTTTCTTTGGCTATGTGTGAGCAGGCTTGGACAAACAAAAAAGGGCCAGCCAAAATTTATAAGCAGTCGGTGCTTTCTTACCGCAAAGAGCATCCAACACAAAAGCCCGTTGAACTCATGGCATGGTGCATTGAACAGCTTGGCAACCCGCAAACAATCCTAGACCCATTTATGGGCAGCGGCACAACCGGCGTCGCCGCCATCCAGCTGGGCCGCAGCTTTATCGGCATCGAGCGCGAGCCCAAATACTTTGACATTGCCTGCCAACGCATAGAGCAAGCCGTGGCGCAGGGCCAGCTATTTGCACCAGAGCGATCTAAGCAAGTTCAGGATGCTTTGATATGACAACTCTCCAACTTCAAACGCCTGAATGGGCATTGCCCCTGCTGGACGCCAGCCGATATAAAGGCGCATGGGGTGGCCGTGGATCTGGCAAGTCGCATATGTTCGCGGAACTTATGATCGAGGCGCACATCATTGATCAGAAACGGCGAAGCGTTTGCGTGCGAGAAATCCAGAAATCGCTGAACCAATCCGTCAAGCGGCTACTGGAGACCAAGATCGAGGCAATGAACGCCGGCGCTTACTTTGAAGTCCAGGATGCTGTCATCAAGTCGCGCAAGGGTGATGGTGCGATCATCTTCCAGGGTATGCAGAATCACACTGCCGATTCCATAAAAAGTCTTGAAGGATATGACTGTGCGTGGGTCGAGGAGGCACAGAGCCTGTCACAGACCAGCCTTGATCTGCTGCGGCCAACAATCCGCAAGCCAGAATCAGAACTGTGGTTTACCTGGAACCCGCGCCAGCAGTCGGACCCGGTAGATTTCTTGCTGCGTGGCCCGACACCGCCCAAAGATGCAACTGTCATCAAGGTCAACTTTTCCGATAACCCTTGGTTTCCGCAAGTCCTGCGTGACGAAATGGAGTACGACAAGCGGCGCGATCCAGACAAGTATCAGCACGTTTGGCAAGGTAGTTATCTGACCAACAGCAGCGCCAGAGTGTTCAAGAACTGGAAGATTGACGAGTTTGATGCGCCACCTGACGCTATCCACCGGCTCGGCGCTGACTGGGGCTTTGCGATTGACCCGACGGTCCTGGTGCGATGCCACATCATTGGCCGCACGCTCTATATTGATCACGAGGCCTACATGGTTGGCTGCGAGATTGTGAACACGCCAGAGCTGTTTATGCAGGTGCCAGAGGCCGAGAAATGGCCAATCGTGGCAGATTCAGCCAGGCCCGAGACAATCAGCCATATGCGGAAAAACGGCTTTCCCAAGATCATGACAGCAGTAAAAGGCGCTAAATCGGTAGAGGAAGGCGTCGAGTTTCTAAAGGGCTACGACATTGTTGTGCACCCGCGCTGCACGCACACGATTGACGAACTCAGCCTGTATTCTTACAAGCAAGACCCGCTGACGGCTAAAATCCTGCCGATACTGGAAGACAAGAAAAATCACGTTATTGATGCCCTGCGTTATGCTTGCGAGGGAATCAGACGCGCAATTGTTGTCAAGCCGCAGACTTTCGTGCCATTGCCGACTATGCACAAATGGTAGAAAATCGGACAACCAAGGATAAACATGGCCAGAATTTCCGAAGATCAACGCCTTGCTAACCTGCACGCTGAAGCGTTGAGGCAGTTTAACGACATCCAAACGGCGTTGAGGGATGAGAGGCTGCAATGCCTGCAAGACCGGCGTTTCTATTCACTTTGTGGCGCTCAGTGGGAAGGGCCGCTGTACGACCAGTATGAAAACAAGCCGAAGTTTGAGGTCAACAAGATCATGCTGGCGGTTATCCGCATCGTCAACGAGTACCGTAACAACCGCATTACAGTTGATTATGTAAGCAAAGACGGCTCAGAGAACGACAAGCTGGCCGAAGTCTGCGATGGCCTGTACCGTGCTGATGAGCAGGCATCCGTGGCTGACGAAGCGTATGACAATGCTTTTGAGGAAGCTGTAGGCGGTGGCATTGGGGCATGGCGCCTGCGGACAGTCTATGAAGACGAGGAAGACGACGAGAACGACAGGCAGCGCATCCGTATTGAGCCAATCTACGATGCTGACAGCTCAGTATTTTTTGACCTGAACGCCAAACGCCAGGATAAGAGTGACGCCAAGTTTTGCTTTGTGGTCACATCAATGACCCGCGACAGTTACAAGGAAATCTACAACGACGACCCGACAGACTGGCCGAAAATCATCCACCAGTATGAGTTTGACTGGGCAACGCCTGATATCGTCTTTGTCGCTGAGTATTACAAGATCGAAGAAAAGTCAGAAACCATCCGCATATTCGAGGCCATCGACGGCACGGAAGAACGCTACAGCCAGACCGATTTTGCGAATGACGAGACCCTGGAAGAAACCCTGATGGCAATCGGTAGCCGCGAGGTGCGTCAAAAGCGCGTCAAGCGGATGCGCGTTCGCAAATACATTATGTCGGGCGGCAAGGTGCTGGAAGACGCTGGTTACATTGCTGGCAAGTGCATACCCATCGTCGTTGTGTACGGCAAACGCTGGTTTGTGGATAACGTAGAGCGCTGCATGGGTGCGGTTCGCCTGGCTAAAGATGCCCAACGACTGAAGAATATGCAGCTGTCCAAGCTGGGTGAGATTTCAGCCTTGTCAAGCATTGAAAAGCCCATCATGACTCCCGAGCAGGTTGCCGGCCATCAAGTGATGTGGGCAGAGGATAACCTGCGGGATTACCCTTACCTGCTGGTCAACCCGATTACAGGCGCGGACGGAGCGCAGCAAATCAGTGGGCCGGTTGCCTACACCCGATCAGCAGCAATTCCCCCGGCAATGGCCGCGCTGCTTCAGATCACTGAGCAGGATATGCAAGACATTCTCGGCAACCCGCAAGGTGCTGACAAGATGGTTTCGGGAATGTCTGGCAAAGCGGTTGAAATGATCCAGACTCGCGTAGATATGCAGACGTTCATCTACATGAGCAACTTTGCCAAAGGCATGAAGCGCTGCGGCGAAATCTGGTTGTCGATCGCACGGGAAATTTACACCGAAGACAAGCGCAAGATGAAGACCATTGCAGCAACTGGTGAGGCCGGCACGGTGGAACTGATGCAGCCAATGATTGACCAAGAGACCGGCGCGATGAAGATGAGCAACGACTTGAGCGAAGCGACATTTGACGTAGTGGCAGAAGTCGGTCCATCCAGCAGCAGCAAACGCGCGGCCACGGTCCGAGCGCTGACAGGAATGCTCCAACTTACCCAAGACCCAGAAACGCAGCAGGTCATCACGGCAATGGCAATGATGAACATGGAGGGCGAAGGTTTGAGCGACACCAATGCCTACTTCAGGAAGAAGCTGCTGCGAATGGGCGTGGTCAAACCGACAGATGACGAGGCCGAGGAACTGATGCAAGAAATGCAAGGCCAGCCGCAAGACCCGAACACGATGTATCTGCAAGCCGCGGCAGAGGAAGCCAGCGCCAAAGCAGCCAAGGCCAGGGCCGACACCGTGGAGACCATTGCCAGCGCTGAACTGAAGAACGCACAGACGATGCAAACACTTAGCAAGGTGGAGAACGACGATCAGACTCTGGCTATCAACAGCGCCAAAACCATTCAAGAGATGATGCGAAATGGCTGATCCATTCTTTAAGAATTTGGCGTTTGCTGCTTTGGCACAGACGGCACGTAATCCGACCCGTGATTTTCTGCAAGCCACCCCACGAAATCCTATTCTTGGCTACTTGTCCGACTTGGCAGCTTCAAGCTACAGCCCTGAACGAACCCAGCAAATGCAAGGCGTGGCGCAATTCATGGGCGCACCAGCAATCAGCGAAACGCTGAACCAGCTGTCATACGGTGAGCCATTGACAACAGGCTCAGGAGGACTTGGTGGCACTACCCGCATCCGACCTGAAGCACTTGAAGCCGCTATGACGTTAGCCCCGATGGTTGCACCAACCGCACGTATGGCCGGCGCAAGCGTTAGAGAACTAGGCCCGACAGCTGCAAGGATGGGTGAAGGTTACTTACAGCGGCAAGGTCTAATGCCTAGTATTGTTCCGAAAGTAGATGAAACCTTTGCAGGCTTTGCTACACCAGAGCAATACGCAGCAGCAAGATTTCAAGGCAGCATGGACGCCGAGCGCTGGCCTGCGGCATGGCAAAGAACCGGGGCAGTGACACCAGAGGAAATTCTTCGTGGCAAAGGGATAGTTCAACCGCCACCGACTCAGCGCGACAAAGATTTATATTTACTGGAAAGCCGATTTTCTGGATACATGGATGCGTCAAAAGCACGTCAATTTCTTGAAAACGACATGCTAAAAGCAACCAAAAAAGAAAAAGACTTGCTTAGAAAGTATTACGACGCATCAGGCAAATTCATTGCACGAGAAGAAGTGCCCGTACAGCAAGCAATGCAAGAATTTGAGCAAGGCCTGACCAACTTCATGGCGACAAGATGACGGCATCCACCCAGCCGACTTTGGGTGAGTTTGAAGGAAGAAGATGGAAAACGAAGAAGACTTGATCATTGAAGACGCGCCGGCCGAGGAAGAACCAGCCGAGGAACCCGACGAGGTTGTGGTCAGTATTGGCGAGGAAGAACCGCAGCAGCAAGAGGAACCGGCCCATGCGCCTGAATGGGTGCGTGAACTACGCAAGACCAATCGTGAACTGAAGCGGCAGAATCAAGAACTGCAAGGCCGGCTGCAACAAACAGCGCCAGTTCAACAGGTTGTCCAACTTGGCAAAAAACCAACACTGGAAGACCATGACTACGACGCAGAGAAGTTTGAGCAATCGCTGGAAAGTTGGTACGACCGCAAACGGCAGACTGATGAGCAGCAAGCACGGCAAGATGCCGAACTGCAAAACCAGAATCGCGCCTGGCAGTCAAAGCTGGACAGCTACACCAAGGCCAAAGCAGAACTGCGCGTAAAAGACTTTGAGGACGCCGAGGCGGTAGCGCAGGAACTGTTTTCCGTAACTCAGCAGGGCGTAATGCTCCAGGGTGCAGATAACCCTGCCCTGGTAGTCTATGCGCTCGGCAGGAACCCCACAAAGGCCAAAGAACTAGCAGCAATCAAAGACCCGGTGAAGTTTGCCTTTGCCGTAGCAAAACTGGAGAAAGACATGAAAGTTACCAATCGCAAAACAGCACCACCACCGGAGCGGGTCGTTTCAGGCACTGCCCGAAACTCTGGCGCGGTAGATTCAACTCTTGAGCGCCTACGAGAAGAAGCAGCCAGGACTGGTAATATGAGCAAAGTTGTTGCATACAAACGCCAGAAAAAGGCATAATGCGCCAAACGGGTATCGCTAGCCCATATAAATAGCAGTTGAATGGCCCCCGCCAGCCCATTGGTGAGTAAGGAAAGTGGCAGTAATGCCGAAATTTTTTATTCACTAATGGAGTTTTACAAATGGCAAATTCATTCAGCAAAGAGGAGCGCGTAGCCTTTGAGGATATCCTTGAAGGTTTTAACGATGCTCTGGTCTTGTCCCGCAACGTGTCCGTTTACAACACCGACGGCTCGATGATGGAACGAACCAACAACGTCATCTATCGTCCCCAGCCGTACATCGCCCAGAGCTTTGATGGTATGGATCAGACCAACAACTTCACGAACTACACGCAGTTGTCCGTGCCTGCAACGCTCGGATTTCAGAAATCCGTGCCGTTCATTTTGGACGCACTTGAACTGCGTGATGCCTTGCAAGAAGGTCGCCTCGGTGACGCTGCCAAGCAAAAGCTGGCCTCCGACATCAACATCGCCATCATGAACTCGGCCGCAAACCTCGGTTCGTTGGTGGTCACTGTCAGCACCGCTGCCGGCGACTACGACGACATCGCTTTGTGCGACAGCATCATGAACGAGCAGGGTGTGCAAGCCTTTGACCGTTACTTGGCACTGTGCAGCCGCGACTACAACGGCATTGCTGGCAACATCGCTGGCGGCGCAACGGGTGGTGGTGCATCGCGTTCGTTCTCGGGCAACAAGTCGAACAACGCTTTCGAACGCAGCTACGTCGGCATGGTTGCAGGCTTTGAGACCTACAAGCTGGACTACTCCAACCGCATCCTGGCGGCTACTGGTGCAGATCCAACGATGAGCACTTTGGCTGCTGCAAACAACTACTACGTTCCCGTGGCAACACAAACAGCAGTGACCGGCGAAACGCAGAACGTGGACAATCGTTTCCAAACGATTACCGTGTCCAGCACCACCGACCTGCCTGCCGGAACTGCCATCGAGATCACAGGCGTTGAAGCCGTGCATCACATCACTAAACAAGGTACTGGATTCTCCAAAACCTTCCGTGTGGTGTCTGTGACCAATGCGACCACCTGCGTTATCACACCTCCAATCATTTCCGCACAAGGCGGGACTGATGCCGAGTTGCAGTATCAAAACTGCATAGTGACAGCAGCCGCTGGTCGCACCATCAATCGTTTGAACGTAGATGACGCACCGATCAACTGCTTCTGGCAGAAAGATGCGCTTGAGATTCTCCCAGGCCGTTACGCTGTGCCGTCAGATGCTGGTGTCGCAGTGATGCGTGCAAGCACAGACCAGGGCATTGAGGTGGTGATGCAGAAGCAGTACGACGTCAACACCATGAAGACCAAGTACCGCCTCGATACCCTTTTCGGCGTGGTCAATAAGCAGCCAGAGATGTCCGGCATCCTGTTGTTCAACCAAACTCCTTAAGGAAAAATCATGAGCTATAACGTAGTTTTTGCACAAGGTACGGTTACCGTCACCGTGCCAGCCGGCGAGAAAATCGCCGTCCAAGCCTACTCATCGGCATCCGTGTTTCAAGAAGTTGGTTACCCCAATTTCCCAGAGTCACAGGATCTGCTGCAAGTAGTTGACAACACCACCTATGTGTCAGCCGCGTTCACCAATGCCACCAGCGTGACCATCCAGGCCGGTGCATCGGGCGCGTTGTACGCTGTCGGTGTTTCGCCAGTAATCACTGACGATGGCAATTGGCAACTTCAGGGCGCACCTGGTGACGTAGCCGACGGCGGCGCAATGATTGCCACAGCAGCGAATGTGCTGACCGGCATCGTTACCGCAACGCCTACGACAACCCGCTCTATCCAGATGCCACTAGGGACAGACCTTGATCTGGCGACTGAGTGGGCAATCGGCGAGTCGTTTGACTTCAGCGTCATCACCTTGGCGGCTTTTGCTTTGACCATCACGGTCAACACAGGCGTAACCATTGTTGGCTCTGCTGCAACTGCTGCAACCTCTGGTGCTTCTGCACGTTTCCGCCTTCGCAAAACTGCTGCTGGTACTTTCATCGTGTATCGCATCGGTTGATAAACCAAGCAGGCCAGCAGAAATGTTGGCCTGTTTCACTTAGGATTGCATCATGCCAATGGGAAAAGGTTATTCTGACAAGACAATTTCCAAGAACATCAAAATGGAAATGAAAGCTGGCAAGCCGCAAAAGCAAGCTGTTGCAATGGCACTTGGCATGGCAAGCAAGTCGGCAAAGGCCGCAGGCAAGCCAGCACCTAAGAAGGCCATGAAATGAAGCAGGGCTTGTATGCCAACATCGCAGCCAAACGTGATCGCATCGCGGCCGGCAGCAAGGAAAAGATGCGTAAGCCTGGAGCGCCTAGCGCACCGAGCAAAGCCGACTTTGTAGCAGCCGCCAAGACAGCCAAGCCAGCGAAGAAAAAGAAATGATCAAGTCAGCCGCCATCGTCAAGACCAAGATTCTCAGCCCCCGGCAAGAATTGCGGCTGCAAAAGCGCAAGCTGAAGAAGTTACAGACCAAAGAACGCAAGGCGAACAAGAAAGTTCACCCATCACCGATGAGCAGCCGTGTCCGTCACGAGGCGATTGAAGAAGCGCCAAAGGATGACAGCCCCCCAACCCGTGACGAAATGTTGCAGCAAGCCGAGGCAATCGGACTGAAGGTTGACAAGCGCTGGTCAGATGCAACCCTGTTGAAACACATCGAGGAATTGCAATGTCTTACACCAAACGACAATTCATAGATGCTGCCTTTACAGAGATTGGCCTAGCGTCTTACGTCTTTGATCTACAGCCTGAGCAGCTGCAAAACGCTTTGAGGCGACTCGATGCAATGATGGCCGATTGGAACGGCAAGGGCATTCGCTTGGGTTACCCGCTGCCATCCAGCCCCCAGGACAGCGACCTGGACGAAGAAACAAACGTGCCTGATTCAGCCTACGAAGCAATCATTTGCTCTCTGGGTATCAGACTGGCGCCGAGTTTTGGCAAGACGGTGATGATTGAGACCAAGACCACCGCCAAGCAGGGTTATGACATTCTGTTGCAACGCGCCACATTCCCGCTTGAACAACAGCTGCCTGGAACCATGCCGGCTGGCGCAGGCAACAAGCCGTGGAGGGTGTACGACAATCCGTTTATCAGGCCACCGGCCAACCCGGTTACTGCTGGCCCTGATGGGCCTCTTGAATATTACTAAGGACAGTCATGCCAACGATCAACCAGTTACCCGTTCTCAGCACGATTTCCAGTGGCGATCAGTTACCCGTCTACTCGCCCAACAATGGGGATGCAAGGCGCACCAGTATCGGCAGCTTGCTGACGTTCTTCCAACAAAGTTTTGCATCGCCAACGCTGTCAACAAATCTCTACGTTCCTGGCTCTGGTTTCAACATCACCGTTCCAACCCCTGTCAGCAATGACCAGTGGATGCTGCTGCAACCTGCTGGCACACTGGCAACTGGCACGATCACGCTGCCGTTGAACACTGGCGTTCCTGATGGCACTACCGTGCTGATCACGACAACGCAAGAGATTACATCGCTGACCATTGCCCTGAATGGTGCAACAGCTATTTTTGGTGGCGTGACTTCATTGGCGGCTGGCGCTGCAACAGCAATCAGGTTTTATCAGCCCACAAACTCTTGGTATCAAATCAATTCTGATGTGGTTTTTGCGGCTGGCATTCAGGCTTTCTTGGCAACGCCATCAAGCGCCAATCTACGGGCGGCGATGACAGACGAGACCGGCACAGGGTTGCTCGTGTTTAACACCAGCCCGACCTTGGTAACGCCTGTGCTGGGTACAGTGACCAGCGGCAACATCAGCGCCTGCACATCGACCAGCATGGTTATGGTGACTCCAATTCTTGGAACGCCAACGTCTGGAGTGCTTACCAATTGCACAGGGTTGCCCCTTACAACGGGCGTAACAGGCGCTCTAGCAGTCGCAAGTGGTGGCACTGGGGCATCGGCAACGGTTCAAGCCTTAAGTGGCCCTGGAGCGGTAAATATCACCAGCCTCGCCACCGCCTTTACTTCAACCGCAGCAGGCAATGCGTTGACTCTTGCAGATGGCGCACAAGGGCAGTTGAAGACAGTTATTTATGTCGCGGAAACCGCTGGTGGCGATACTGGTGTTTTGACACCGACCAACCTTGGAAGCGCAACTACAGTTACTTTCAATGCTGTTGGAGATTCGGTAACGCTCCAGTTTGCTGGCACTGATTGGTGGGTTGTTGGATTCCGTGGTGCGGTAGTGGCGTGATGAAAACGCCAGCCTTTGCCCGAAAAGAAGGCCAGAACCCTAAAGGTGGATTGAACGCCAAGGGAAGGGCCGCTGCAAAGGCCGAGGGCATGAATCTTAAACCTCCAGTGAAGTCTGGTGACAATCCTCGCAGAGCATCGTTCCTGGCCCGTATGGGTGGCAATCCTGGCCCTGAGTACAAAGACGGCGAACCAACCCGGCTGCTGTTGAGTCTGAGGGCATGGGGCGCATCGAGCAAAGCTGATGCACAAGCCAAGGCAAAGAAAATCTCCGCACGAAACAAGGCGAAGTAATGCAAATTCCAACTGAAAACCGTTTTTATGTGTATGAGCATTTGCGCTTAGACACTGGTGCGGTTTTTTATGTTGGCAAGGGAACTGGCAAACGATGCACAGTAAAAAGCCATCATCATCGTAATGAATTCTGGCAACGGACTGAACGCAAGGCTGGTGGATTCTGCGTTCGCATGGTAGCTAGTGATTTGGACGAAGAACTAGCATTTTTGATTGAACAAGAAAGAATTTCTCAACTTCGCGCCATTGGGATAAAAATTTGCAACATGACAGACGGGGGCGATGGCGTATCAGGGTTGATAAGGACACCAGAATGGCGACGCAAAATCGGAGATAAGCACAAGGGTAAAGTTGTTTCAAAAGAAACCCGTGCAAAAATTTCTGCTTCCGTCAAAGCATCTGGATACGCGCCATCTCAAGAAGTTAGACAAAAAATTTCAGATACGCACAAAGGCCATCAACGCGCACTTGGTTTAAAACATTCAGAAGAAACTAAGTTCAAGATGAGTCATGCACACAAAGGCAATAAAAGTAGATTGGGCCAACTCAGAAGCGCAGATGAAAAAGCAAAACAAAGCGCATCAATGCAAGGCCGGCCACAAGCTATTTTTACTTGCCCACATTGTGAAAAAAATGGCGGTAATGCAATGAAGCGTTGGCATTTTGACAACTGCAAGGAAAAACAGTGACCCAAATTGCAATTTTGAACGGCATCTACGCTGACAGCACACCAGAGCTGCGGACAAGCTATCCCGTCAACTTTGTGCCAGTGCCAAAACAATCAGGTATCAGTGCTGGATTCCTTCGCCCTGGTGACGGTCTTGTGGCCAACGGCACAGGCCCAGGCATTGACCGCGGTGGAATCAACTGGCAAGGCAATTTGTATCGCGTGATGGGTACAAAGCTGGTGGAGATCGACAGCGCAGGCACTGTTACCGAATTGGGCGATGTTGGTGGGCCGACAACAGAACTGGTGACCTTTGATTACAGTTTTGATGTGCTAGCCATTGCATCTGGTGGCCGGTTGTACTACTGGAGTGGCACAACACTTACACAAGTGACAGATCCCGACCTTGGCGTAGTGCTTGATTTCTGCTGGGTGGACGGCTACTTCATGACCACCGATGGCGAATTCTTGATTGTCACAGAGCTATCAGACCCGACACAAGTCAACCCGTTGAAGTACGGCAGTTCAGAGGTGGACCCAGATCCAATAGTGGCTTTGCTCAAGCTGCGGAATGAAGTCTATGCGTTAAACAGAAACACCGTAGAAGTGTTTGACAATGTGGGTGGTGAGTTATTCCCATTCGCTCGGATTGATGGCGCACAACTACAAAAAGGCGTTGTCGGCACACAAGCCTGTTGCGTCTACATCGAGCGCATCGCTTTCTTGGGCAGTGGCAGAAACGAAGCACCAGGCATCTACCTCGGCGCAGCAGCCACCACACAGAAAATCAGCACGCAAGAGATTGACAACCTGCTGTTGAACTACAGCGAGGCGCAGCTGGCCCTGGTCAAACTGGAAGCACGCAACGATAAGGCACATCAGCATCTGTACGTCCATCTTCCAGACCGCACTATCGTTTATGACGCAGCCGCATCACAGGCACTAGAAGATCAAGTTTGGTTTACGCTCACCACCACCTTGTCAGGCTTTGCTCAATACCGTGCGAGAAACATGGTCTGGGTCTACGACAAATGGATGATTGGAGATCCACAGTCCAGCACCATCGGCTATTTTGTGCAAGACACCGGCCATCATTGGGGTCAGCAAGTTCGCTGGGAATTCGGAACGCTCATCGTTTACAACGAAAGTAATGGGGCAATCTTCAACGAGCTAGAACTGGTCAGTCTCACCGGCTCTGTAGCCCTTGGCAAGAATCCGCAGATTAGCACCAGCTACAGCGTGGACGGCAAGGCCTACAGCCAGGACCGCAGCATCAGCGTCGGCACGATAGGCTCAAACAAACGCCTGGCATGGTTCCAGCAGGGGCATATGCGGAACTGGCGCATTCAGCGATTTCGCGGCGATAGTGATGCTCACCTGTCATTCATGCGCCTGGAAGCGCAGATTGAAGCATTGGCCTACTGATGGCAACCGCGCCTATTTCTCGCCGGCTTAATCTCACGCGCGATCAGCTTGCGGCGTTTCTGACCGACCAGCAGCAGATCAGACAGTTTGAGTTGTTGTTTTCCACGGTTGACACCTTGCAAGTCATCGTCGGGACTGATTTTGAGTACCAGGCAGACACGGCGGCAGCAAATGCAAACAACGCACTAGCGCAGATCAGCGCACTATCGCAAGAGGCAGCAGTCAGCGCAGCAATCATTGATGGCAAGACCACCCTGGCACTGGATCAAGTTGCAACCTTGGCGCAAGAAACGTCTGTCAGCATCGTGTCAGCCGAGAACAAAGTCAACCAGGCAATGGCCCTAATCGCTCAACTGACAGCCGCGGTTGAAGGGTTGCAGATGACCCCAGCCCCGCGAGAGTTTAAGCGCAGCCGGTACGGATCGTTCTACGACACCACAACACAGACAGCCACGGTCATCAACACGGCCAAAGCGATTACGTTCAACACGACTGATCTGAGCCAGGGTGTGTTTCTGTCGACCACATCAAGGGTAATGGTGGACACCGCAGGCATCTACGATTTTCAGATTTCAATTCAACTTGACAAAACAACTGGTGGCACTGCGGAATTTTACGTTTGGTTTCGGCTGAATAGCGTTGATGTAGCCGACAGCGCAAGTCAGATCAGATTGCAGGGTAATAATGCGGAAGTATTTTCTTCGCTCAATTACTTTTTTGATCTGAAGTCTTCGGACTATATAGAAATCATGTTTTCAGTGACTGATTTATCTGTTGAACTTGCTGCTTTTGCTGCGGCTGCACCAGTGCCAAGCATTCCATCCATCATTCTCACTGTGTCAAACAATATCGGAGGTATCCAATGACTGTATCAATTAAGGTGCTGATTCCAGCAAAACAGGCAGAGAACGCACAAACTACACAGTACACGGCCACCAACTGCAAGGCTCTGATTGACAAGTTCACCGCCACCAACACCAGCGCGGCCAACGTCACAATCAGCGTCAATCTGGTGACCAGCGGCGGCAGCGCGGCTACTTCCAACTTGATCGTGGATGCACGAAGCATTGCACCGGATGAGACCTACACCTTCCCTGAGTTGGTTGGCCAGGCGCTTGAACAAAGCGGATTCATCAGCACGATTGCCGGTGCAGCCACATCATTGACCATCCGCGCATCAGGCCGCGAAATCACCTAAAGGATTGCCATGAAACAATTTATGATGATTCCCAAAGGCTTCGCCGGCCTGCCGATGGATGAAGAATTCTTGACCACAGGCGAGAACAAGAAGAACTACGCCATCGCGGTCCAAGATTGGAACTATGGCCCCGAAGTGCCGACCAACGAACCCAGCGCAAACAAACCGTTCTATGCAGGTCTGGCAGAGGCTATGCAGTGCAACGAGAAGGACGCACGGCGCAAGCACTGCTCCAATTGCGAGTATTACGACAACACCTTCATGACCCAGGTGAAGATTGAGCGCATCCCGATGGCGTCTTACGACAAGGGCGCAGGGTTCAGAGGCCACTGCGAAAAGCTGAACTTTATTTGCAACGATATGCGGGTTTGTCAGGCTTGGGAAGAACGCGAATCTGAGATGGATTGAATATGTGCGAAAATTCTGCTGCTGAGTCTATCGGGCCACCAGCAGCTCACCCTGTACAGGAGTGTTTGATGGGCAATGTGGCGGTTCAGGCAATTGGCGTTCCAGCAATGCATCTGCCAATCTATCGCTTGGAGGCTGAGTTACTCAAGCTGCCCCAGGTTGATATGCCTGTTACTCACGCTTTCTGTGCTGGCCTTTACGCTCGCACAATGCACATTCCTGCTGGTACTGTTTTGACGGGTGCGGTTCACAAAGAGGAATCATTCTTCTTGGTTCGCAAAGGCGAATTGATTGTCAGCACCGACAGTGGCCCACAAACCATTCGTTCAGGTGACATGAGCGTTTCAAAGATTGGCACAAAGCGTGCTGGCATTACCTTGACTGACGTTGAAGTAACCACATTTCACGCCAACCCGACAAACGAGCAGGAACCGCAAGCCCTATGGGACTTGTTCACCATTCCAGCCATTGAAGCTGTGAAATTGGAGAAATTAACATGACATTTGGTTTATCAGGAGCAGCCCTGGCCGGCATTGCAGTTGGTGGAGCAACACTTGTTTCAGGTTTGGCCCAATCCAATGCAGCATCAAGTGCAGCAGCTACACAAGCAGGATCTGCCCAAGCTGGCATTGATGAGCAACGCAGGCAGAATGAAGCTGTACAGCAGTTGCTTGCGCCTTACGTCCAGGCTGGAGGTGGAGCGCTTGGGGCTTATGCACCTTACCAACAAGCTGGCGCTGGTGCATTGCCAACACTCCAACAATACGCACAGGCCGGCGCCCCAGCACTTGAGCAGCAGCAGGCCTTAATCGGTCTCAGAGGCCCGGAAGCACAGCGGCAAGCCATTGCAGGCATTGAGGGCGGTCAGCAGTTCCAAGCCCTGTCTCGGCAAGGTGAAAACGCATTGCTGCAAAACGCATCGGCTACTGGTGGCTTGCGTGGCGGCAACATTCAAGGCGCACTTGGCCAATTCAGGCCGCAACTGCTAAACGAATTGATCAACCAGCAATATGGCAGGCTCGGCGGCTTGGCAGCAACAGGAGGCAACGTAGCACAAGGTCTAGCATCAAGCGGCCTGAGTGCAACAGGTGAACTTGCAAGGATTGGGCAAGCGTCTGCCGCTGGTGTTGGCACGGCTGGACAACAAACCGGCACAAACATTGCCAATCTTTTAGGGCAGCAAGGTGCTGCTACGGCTGGCGCAGACATTGCACAGGGCCGCGCATTTGGCGCAATTCCTGGGGCTATCGCTGGTGGTCTCGGAATATTTCAGGGATTGGGAGGGAAGTTTTAATGGTCGCTCCTATTGACTACGGCGTACAAATCGCTGATCCAACACAGGCATTTTTGAGTGCCTTTAATACTGGCGCAAGCATTCAAGAAGCGCAATTTAAACAGCAGCAGCAGCAACAACAAGCAGCCCAGCAGCAACTGATTCAGGCAGGTTTTAAAAAGCTACAGCAACCAGGTGCCACTGCTGCCGACTATGCAAATCTTGCCATGATGTTGCCTGAAACACAGGCCAAATCAGTGCGCGAAAGTTTCGGAATGTTGTCAGGCGAACGTCAGCAAACCGCATTGCGACAATCTGGCGAAGTGTTTTCTGCATTCAAATCAGGAAAGCCAGAGATTGCCATTACTTTGCTTGACCAGCAGATTGAAGGTAAACGCAACGCTGGTGACGAGGCCGGCGCTAAGTTTTTGGAAACATGGCGCGATGTTGCCAAGGAAAACCCAAAAGCTACGGAAGATTACTTTGGCTTTACTATCTCGCAAATTCCAGGCGGTGACAAGGTAATCACCAGCGCAATTGCTTTAGAGGGTGAGCGAAGGGCAAAAGAAAAACAACCACTTGAAATGCGGCAACTAACCGCTAAAACTATTGTTGAAGAAGCGCAAGCCAAGTTCGCCCCACAAAAGTTTGGTTTGGAAATCAACCTAACTCAATCTCAGATTGACCAAGCTAAAGCTGCAATCCGTGCATCTGATGCTGCGGCAAAGAAATCTGGCGCAGAAGCAACCCGTGCCGAGGCAGAAGCGGCTCAGATGGCAATGGGCGTCATCCCTGCTGACAAGCGACCAGAGGTTGAAGGCAGGTTCCGTACTGAGTACAACAACCAGACCAAGCCTTATCAGGAAGTCAAGTCGGCCTATGGGCGAATGCTTGCGTCTGAGGACACCGCAGTCGGTGATTTGTCGCTGATTTTTGGTTACATGAAAATGCTTGACCCAGGCTCTGTGGTGCGCGAGGGTGAGTTTGCTACTGCACAGAACGCAGCTGGCGTGCCAGAGCGCATCATGAACGTCTACAACAGACTGATTAGCGGCGAACGTCTTAATGCTTCTCAGCGCAATTCATTCAAAGGCCAAGCTAAAGGCCTGTACAACAGCGCACTTGAAGGCGAGAAAACAGTTCGTACTGGACTTGAGCGTATTGCCACGGGCTACGGTCTAAACACAAACAACATTTTCTATACGCCGGCCGAGACTGCACCTGTTGCACAGACTTCGCTAACGTTAATGCCGCTACCGCCACCACCAGCGTCCCCGCCTGCTCCAGCCCCTGCACCTGCTGCGGCAACTCCCCCTGCTGCTGGTCAACGAAACATAACGGTGGATTACTGATATGCCATACAGCATCACCACCAAAGATGGCATCACCATCAACAACATCCCTGACGATGTTGCACCAGATTCGCCTAGTCTGAAAGCACGGGTTGCAGCAATTCGTGCCGGTAATGCTCCAGCTGCTCCAGCATCTGCTTCAGCTTCTCCAGCATCTGCAATGGCGGCTCCAGCCCCTGCCCCTGCACTACCAGTAGCGCCGCCAGCACCAGCACCAGCACCAGCACTGCCTGTAGCAGTAGCTCCATCAGCCCCGGCCCCAGCACCATTGGCTCCGCCTGCGCCACAAGCTGCCCCTGCTGCCCTGGCTGCAAGCGCTCAAGTTACGCCAACTCAGCAAGCTGGCGGTGAAAAAATTGATGTTCAAATTTTGACGCAGGAGCTAACGTCAACCCAAACAAAACTGGCAAGTGGGCCACCGGCTTCATTGTCATTGGATGAGCAAAAGGCTTATTTCAGACGGTTGCGTGAAGATGAGAGTTCTTTAAAAAGAGAATTGGCTCGCAAGGGTGTGAATGTTAGTGCTTTACCTACCCCAGCAGCATCTGCTCCTGCACCGCCTCCAGCGCCAGCAGCACCAGCCCCAGCAGCACCAGCCCCGCCTCAGATGGGATTCTTTGAAGGTTTAGCCGAGCAGATTACAGGGGCAAGACGCGCAACACCTGAGACGCAAACGCTCCCAGAGTGGACAACAATGCCAGAAATGAATCAGGTGAGCGTGGCATCGTTCAAATCTGCGCTTGGCACGATGATGAGCAACCCCAAGGAAACGGTGCAGATTCTGCAAGCCAATTTCCCCGGTGTCCAAGTTCGCCAAGATGCCAAGGGCAACTACCTGCTGCGTTCGTCAGTTGATCAGAAAGAATATGCAATCACGCCTGGCTTCACAATGGGCGACATTCCCCGTGCCATTGGTGGCATAGCAGCATTCACACCGGCCGGCGCTGCAAGAACTATTCCAGGCGCAATCCTTGGTTCGGGTGCTACGCAAGCAGCTATTGAAGCAAGCCAAGCGGCAACTGGTGGCAATGCTGGTCGAGGTGAACTTGCTGAGATAGGCATGGCAGCGGCTACAGGCCCAGCAGGGCAGATTATTCAGCGAGTTGGTGCGCCAGTAGTCCAAGCAGTCAAAGGCGGCGCACAGAGGGTTATGGCGCGTCCTGCACCTGCTCCTGCTCCACGAGTTGAACCAACCTTTGAAGCGCCACCTGTAACGCCAGAAGCACCACCTGTTGCACCAACAGCAGCACCGCCTGTAACACCAGCTGCCGCCCCAACTGCGACGACCACCGTGACCACAGAGGTTGTCAATAATCTTGTTCAGAAAGCATCTGGCACGGGTTTTGGTGCAGCAGCAGCACGCAACAAGCTGGCCGATCTTGCACAAATCAATGTTGGAGCCAAAGAAGCAGCCGACCGACTTGGCATCAAACTACCTGCTGACGTATTCAGCGATAGCCCACAGGTGAGAGCAGCCGCAGGACTAACCCGTTCAGCCGCAGCAAGCGAAGCAGAGGCAGCATGGCGCACAACCGTTTCTCAGGCCGTGGAAAAGGCCGACGAGGTGATCAGACAGTTTGATGCAACTTTTGTTGAAGGTGCAGTAGCGCCTGGTGTGGTTTCACAGAAGATCAAAGACTCACTGACAGCAACTCGATC